GACTGAACGTGCTTCCTGAATGTTGCAAGCGCGCAATTCAAAAAAGTGCACACCGCACTCACTTTTTTCGTGGTGCCCGGGGCGGGACTCGAACCCGCATGACCTTGCGATCGGGGGATTTTAAGTCAGGCAATGGGCCTAGTGTCAGCTATTGGCGCCTATTGAAATCAATGGAATACGTTATGTCGGCAGTTGACCAAAGTAGCCCGTTCTTGCCGGCTGTGTCCCAAATTTGTCCCATAGAGTCGCTCTTGCTCATGCTTCAGGGTGTCCGGTACCCGCCGCCGCCATGCAAACAAAAGTGCCATGAAAAACGCACCGCAAGGTAACAGCCAACCCTCTCGCGGTTAGCCGAAAGCGTCGAATTCGTACCGGCCCTGATAGGATTTTGTTCGCACTCATCGAAGGGACGAACATGCTAATCAAGGGTTGGATGCTGGTTGCTTCGCTTGTGCTGGCCTCGTCCATCGCCACGGGTCGCGGCCCCGATGGCGTCGGACAGGTCAAGCTAGGGATGACTCAATCCGAGCTATCCGCGTTACCCACGTCTGGGGTGCACTTTCCCTCTCCACTCACCCCTAAGGTGTCCGGCGAAACGGACGGTGATGGCGAGATTTTCCAAACCACGATAAAGACTCCTTGGGCAGAGCGCGCTTTTCCAGCGGAAGTCGAATTCGTTGGCGGGGAACTGGCACTTCTCTACATCGACTTGGAAAACGATGACAGGCTAGCCAATCGGATCGTTGCTCAGATCACGGAACGGCACGGCGCTCCCACTACTGAGGACGCCCGCAGCGAGGAAAGTTGCCCCACAGGTGGCGGTGCGTCGGAGACCGTGCGTGGGGGATGGATCAAACACGACTGGTCGAATAGCGAAGGCGAACGGAGCATCCGCTCGTCGGTGATGATCGTGGTTCTTGAGAGCTGCCTCGGCCGCGAACTCAACATGCCGAGATCCGTGCTTATATCGCTCAAACTTTGGCGTGAGGAAGCGGCCTCCAATCCCTTCTAGCCGCACGAAAGTAAAAAGCCCACGCCGGGCATCGCGCGCGGCGTGGGCCACCTCTTCCACCACTGCTTTCATCCGGCGGTGCAGTAGCCAAACCGCCGACGGCCGGGCTCTAACAAGTCACGCGGCCCCGGCCGCCTATCCACCGCGCGCTGGTTACACCTTGCCGCCCCTCACGACACTCAAGGGCGGCGGGATCAAGGGGACGCGTGGCCCACGCGCGGCGTGGCCCACCGCCGCTTCCTTTCGCTGTTCTTTCTTGCCTTTCTCGCCGATGCGCGCGTGCTGATAAGGCAGCAAGTTTCGGGCGGCATCGATCCGCACGGCGTCAGGCAGCTTGGCGTTGTTCATGATGTCTTGGAGGAAGGTCATCGGGTCGGCGTAGTGCTTACCGGAGATGGCGCTTTCGCTGGCCACGCCCGGCACCTGCGCTTTCTTGATCGCGTCCCGGATATGCGGGCGGCGCAGCATGTTGGCGGCCTGTACGTCCGCCGACGTGGCGGAGTAGCCCGCGGCAAGCGCCGCATCGCGGTTCGGCACGCCGGCAGCCTTGTTAGCTACGAATGCGCGCTGCTTTTCAGTCAATTTTAATTCCATGAGTGCACCTTGAGAGCGGAAAAATTCTGTGAATGGGTGACCAGCCGGTCATGGCGCGGTCAGGGTTGTCGCGATTTGTCACGATCCGTCAGCGGCGGCAGATTTTCGAGACGCCGGCACTCATCCGGCAGCATCACGCCGGCACGAATCATCGTTTCGTAGTACGCCGCGCGCGCCTCCGGATTGCCACGCAACAGGCCATCGACGGAATGCTCTGCAAAGTAGCGCTGGCGTGCGATCGGACCCAAGAGCGAGCGCGAAATTTCGGCCTCCCACATGGCGATCCAGCGTGCCAGTGAGTAGCGGACAAACTGCGAGCCAAGCTCTGCCGTGTTCGAATAGTTGCCGTGTCGAAGGTCGCTAACGATGGTCGGCGGTACGCGGAAGATTCGGCAAATTTCCTCTACGTTGAATTGATTCGCAGCGATGTACTGTGCGTCTTCCAAGTTCATCGACAGCGGCTTCCACTTGAAGCCGCTGCCAAGGATCAGCGGACGCCCCGCGTTCATTGTTCCTTCGTACTTTCGGATGACGTTGGCGACTTCCTGCGCCTGCTCCGACGTGAGCTTCGTGTCTGACTCGATCACTCCCGACGGCCGCGCAGAATTGCGGAAGGTGTTGGCCCCATGCTCGCGCAGCGCAAGCCCAAGCCCCAGCGTCTCGCGCGCTACGGCAATGCGTGACTTGCCAACAATGCTGCCCGCCTCTGTCCGGTCGGCAAGGTGGAACACTTCATCTTCAAGCAAGCGCTCGTACTGCCCGCCATCGTGCGTCACGTCGAAAGCATGACGCCCACTTGGCAGGCGGACCACGGCCACGCGCTGCGGGTGAAGCGGATGCAACGCGCGCAGCTCCCCTGCCCCGTCCAAGTCTTTCTTGGCGTAGGCGTTGCCGTGTAGCAGGACCGCTGCGGTCATGGCTTCGCGGAATGCCATCCCTGATTGATAGGAATTCGGTTCGCGCAGTACGCGCGCAAGGGAATGTGCGTCCGCCCGTTCCCGCTCTCCGCCGCCGATCCGATGAAAGACGTGTAGGGGAAGGCAGGCCGTGGACTCAGCCAATGCTTGGACGCAACCGAACACGGCGGAAATCCCTTCCGCTGCCTTCGCGTCAACGTGTGGCCCAGCTACGCTAGGGGCCACGCCCATGATCCGCTCGAAACTCGAATCACGTTTTTCCTTGAAGGGCCAAAAGTTCATCGGCACGTCTCCAACCAGTAACGCAGCATCGCCAGCCGCGAAGCCGGCTCCCGGCTGCGAAGATTGACTTCGGTGTTTGGGTAGGCCGGCCAGCTCTGAACGATGCTGATTTCGCGCAACTCGACGCTGCGTAGCTCGCGACGGCTTCCGTCCCACCGTTCGCCGTCAGGCTTTACGGTGAAGCCAAAAGAACAGCCGCCAAGATCACCACGCGCAGCAAGCGCCACAAGATCGCGGCCCGCTTGCGTGTCCGGAAGGGCCAGCGCGAACGCCAGCCCTTCCGCATCCTCGTGAAGCTCCAAGGTGCCGGTACGCGTGCGGCCTAGAACGGCCTTCGGATCGTGGTCCGCAAGCGCCAGAATGTCCGCCCCGGAATCCAGCGAGGCGCGAAAAGCGCCCCGCCGAATGACTTCCGTGAATGATCCGATGCGAGTCTCGCTGTCGAATTTGGCCACGTAGCCCGTGAGCTTTCGCCCGGTCGCCGTGATATCGAGCGCGACGCGGCGCTCGATAGCGTCAGATGGTGACATCGGAAGCAACCACGAAAGCCTTGGGGTGACGCACCGCCACGTCCACAGTAGCCATCGCGCGAACCAGCACGCCGCCACGCCGATAGGCCGTTTCGGCGTAGGGGTTCACCAGCAAGTCAACCTCACTCCAGATGCCCAATAGGACTTGGCTGAAGTCGCCAAGGATCGCGTAGCTCGTGGTCGGGGTAAGGTTTGGAACCTGCTCAGTCGAGTTGGCGGCAATGCTCGCGATGCGGCCGTCATCGCCCAGCAGATAGATGCCGGTGTTCGCCGACTTTTCCGTCCCTTCGAAGCGAGCGGCTACGCGCGAATTCATCACCCAGCTGCGCGCCTCAGCGTTGACGGCAGCCAACTTTGCTTTCATTGCGACAACGTTCGCCCAATTCAGCGTTGCAAGGTTCGCCGTCTGAATGCCGGTCGTGGCCAGAATGCCCCGCGGCTGATTCAGCGTGCCGGTGCCGGCGATCATGGCGGAGTCAATCGCCTGCGCCAGCATTGCGGCGAAGTCATCGCGTATGAGCTGCTCCACGTCCGGGCTGCCCTGCATGATCAGCTGCCGCGACAGCTCCGTCACGCCGCCCGCGTGCTTCGGCGACAGGGTGATGCTTTCCGGGTTTACGGTAGATTCCGGCACCGCGGTGTTTTCCGCCACCCAGCCAACGGAGACGCCCGCCCCATGCTTCGGAATCGACACATTGCCCTGCAAACCGGAGAGCACGCGCACGCCAAGGCTGCGGGCTAACAGACGATTGCGCAGCGGCTCGACGTACTGTTCCGGCCGGTGCTGTGTGGCGACAAGCTCGCTTGCGCTGCCGGTGGTATTGACGCGAGTTTCGAGCGCGCGCATCGGGATAAGCACGCCCTGAGCCTTGCGGCCCGTGCGTCGCTCCGTCTCAGCGTGATATTCGGCCTCAGCGCCCGACAGCTGCCGCTGTTCGATGGCGGCCTGTAGGACGCGCAGCACGCTCACAGAGCCCTGTAGGCGATCGTAGCTGTCGCCACTAATGCCCGAGACGGCCACGCCCGCGCTGCGACGTTCCTGTTCGCCCAAGAACTGTGCGCGCGACTCTTCGGCCTCCAGGTCCGTGATGATTTTCTTGATCGCGTCGAACGCGGAAATTTCGTCCGGCGTCAGCTGACGGTTTGCCTCTTCGGCGCTGGCAACGATGGCGCGGGCTTCCGCAGTCTTCGAAGCGCGGGCTTCGCGTATGGCTTGCAGGGTGCGCATATTGATTGTTCTCCGGGGTTAGTGAGTGGTCCCGGAGCTTGATTTGACGCATGCACGGCGTCCGCACAAGTTCGACTGTTGGCCATCGGTACGCGTTCTAGCTGGCTGTTAGCTGCGTTGCCACATTCCAACCGATTGCGCAGAAATGCGCGAGCGCGATGTCACTGCGTAGTTGGATGCCCACGCCCAAGGATCGGCCAGAAATTCTAAATTTCCCCCGCGCCAGAAATTCTGAAATTTCCCTCGCGCGCGCGTACGCACACGACATCCCCCGTTATGCCTGTTACACGGTTACAGGTGTTACACCACCTATAACGCTGTAACACCTGTAACAGGGGATATAGTCGTGTGTATGCACGCACATGCGCGCGCATGACGCGGCAGAATTTCCGGCCGACCCATGGGCGTGGACACCCGCTTAAACCGC